GAAACATCTCGCCTAATGGAAGTTGCTTCATAATATCGGCGAGTTTCGCATTGAGGTTTTTGAATTGCCTCTCAACAGTTTCCTTTTCCTTCGACAACCGGATAAATTCGTTTTGTATGTCGGTGTTCATGATCATACCTCTAAGGTTTTATCTTGGAATATTTAATTAATTCATGGGCGGCTTCAATTTCGAATCCTTGAGGATCGGCTACCTCTTCTCTGCGTATTTCTCCTTCACTGTCTTCGTACTTTAAGACGATTGCGAATTTCACCTTAAGACGGTGCATTTCTTTCATAAATATTCCGGCTGCGTGGGCGATTTCTTCTTCTTGTTTCATGATTATTTATGCCTCAATTTGTTTTTGTTCTTGCACTTCAAGTTCCGGCATTGACTTATCGCCAAGCATGCCCTGCAGTGATCCGTATATGCGATTCGTTGCCGTCAATGCTCTAACGATTGTCGTTTCTCTTTTCTTCCATTGCTTTTCGGCTGCTCTCTTTTCAGCTGCCAGATCATTCTGAAATGCTGCATAAGTTTCTATAATTGCCTGCATGTTGCCTCTGAAATCAGGACTCATTATGTAATCAAGCAATTGCTGCGATTTGCCGTCCGAGTTAGTTGATAAAGTTTTCACTGCCATTGTAGAAATGATTCCTGCCCGTAGAGCCGATGCCATCGGAATTGCAGTAGGGAAATCTGTTACCCACACGCCGTCATGCAGTCCGGCTTTGATTGTCATATCGCTTGGAAGTGTCTGAGTTACAAGAATTGCAAGAGTGGCATTTAGGGTTCGCATGTCATCTTTCAGTTTCGGTATCCATTCATTGAGCCATGCTTTCGTTCTTTTGGATTCCCAAACAATTGTGCCGACAACATGGCCGTCGCTTCGCACTCTATGAATACAATCCGCGCCTTTCATTCCTTTTTGAACCGGCTCGATGATATCTCCAGGGAATGCCATTTTAAGAGCATCCTCAAGTGCAATCTCTTGCGCCTCGCCGATTAACTGTTGAGATGTCTGTTCAGCTTTTCGTTTCAGGTCATCAATCTCTTTTCTCAAGGATTGCATCGCTACTGCATCTTGCGCTTGTTTCAACGTATTTTCATCCTCAATGCGCTTTTTGGTTTCTTGTTCCACTCGTTGACGGGCTTCGGCAAGTTTACTTTCATTCTCGGATTGAAGCTTTTCAGTATCCGCTTTCAACTGTGCTTTTTCCATTTCAAGTTCGCGTTGCTTTAGAATAAATTCTTCTTTTGCATGTGCGTTTAATGCCTCGATCTCACGGATGCGTTGATCTGCATCGGCTTTCGCACGTTTCTCGCGTTCTTTGATTTCTTGGATTTGTTTCTCTTGTTCCGCACGGATTTTTATTTCCGTTTCTCGTATAATTTCTTGAGCATTAATATTAAGGCGTTCCGTTTCCGCTTTCATTTTTTCTTCAAGTTCGGATTGCATCTGCATCTCTATTGCTTCTTGCAGAGGGATCACCTGCCCACATTTTGGACAGGTGATTGAGTTTGTTTTTGTCGCTATCATGACCGTCCTCCTGTCGATGCTTTAGATTCGTATGCTTTCCAATCCAGTTTTTTATCTTCGGTTTTTCTCAAGTAGAAAATGTCTGGATTTTCTTTTGGTTGCCCAAACGTAACCGAGGCTTTACATTTAGCACATACAATCTTCACATATTTATAACTATCCTCTTTTGTTTTGTACGCGGTGAGATATAATGATTCTGATTTGCATAACCCGCATTCCTTGACGTTGCTGAAGCTTAATTTTTCAGATTCAAGAACAAGGTCAAAGAGATTTTTTCCTTCGACGAGGAAAGTATAGGTAGTACTCCCTATTTGTTTTCTGATTGATAGTTGCATGATTATTTACCTCCATTCGAATTAATTTGTAGCGGAACCAATGAGAGCGAGGTGGGAAGTTCAAGAACTTTCGGCTTGTATGCGGAGTTTTCTCTAAGCCATAGAGCATGTGCTGCATCGAAGTCCTTTATGTCGGAAACGATTTGCTCAAGTGTTCGCACATAAGTTTTAACGCCCTCAATACCGGTGCGTATTTGTGTGTTGGTGTGTAGTATCATCGCGCCGACAATAGGAACATCGATCATGTCGGCATATTGACCGACTTGAAGAAAATGACTATCGTGAATTTCTTTGCCGGTCTTCAGGTCAACAATATAAATTCCGCTGGCAAGATGAATCAGTTCCTTGCCTGAAATCTGATAATCACCTTCTTTGATCTCAATTGCGAAATCAAGAGTACCGGCAACCTTTTTCTTCATCGAATAGACTTTATGTTCTGAGTAAATCAATTTTGGATTCAGAGCAGTCCACCACCTGAAAAATCGAACGACATGAATCCAATCCTCTTGCGTTCTTCGGAATACAAAAAATGAATCTCCGAAGTAATGCCTCATTTGAGCAAGGGATTTCTCACGCTCTAACTCTTCCGAAAGTTCGCTATTGATCCAATCCACGCGCCCCCCTTGTGCAATTACGGCACAAGCATGATGTATTGCTATTCCTTTTCTCGCTGCTTCATTCATTTTTTGATCTGCAAGTTCGTTGCCGATTTCGCCGCGCCAATGCGCGAGGAACGGTTTATTGACTACCTCGAGGACTGTGGTAACTGAGGGAAAGTAATCTATTTCTCCATTCGATAATCGTATTTTGTAGAAACGGTCATCAAACCATTCAATTGTTTTTAAGATGGGGAAATTACTGCCGTCGTTTATTACGACCGGGGTCTCTGTATTTGTTTTTTCCATGATATGTCTCCTGGTGATTGTTTATTATTGCGAGTGATCGGCTCGCGTTATTGTTATTGATTCATATATAGTTCGTTCATCGTGTGCATCGTTTCTACCATGCTTTGCTCGTTAAGTTCCTGCAGGTCGTTTATTATTTCATCGTTTTCAAGCTTCTCTTTTTTTTCTTTGTGCAATTCGTCGGTGCAAATTTCACATAAACCTTCCCAAAGAATTACGCCGGTGATATCTACCAGCTCAAGACATCTACTACAACGCTCCCATGCCATAACATTCTCCTGGTTAATTCATAAAAATCGGAATTGGTATCTTTTTAAATTCTAAAGATATTGCGCGCGTCTCTTGAACCTTTTTGCTTTCCATCTTTGCCTGAATCCTTTGCGCGTCCAATGTTATACATCTCCAGCATATTTCCTGATTGCCTGGTATCCATACTTCTCTACAACTCTTACATGCATGCCAATCTTTCATGCCGGGTATGTTTGATAGATCGATTGTCATGATTAGCTCCCTATGAAAAGATGAATTTCCATCGAATCACTATGTTGTTTTATTTCCATCTGCCGTTGAGAATTAGCGATCGATTTTACTATCCGGTATAATCCATAAATGCAAAACAGACCAAGCGAGCTGAGCGAAATATAAAGCCATTGATCATCCGTCATTTGTTTTCTTTCTTAATGCATGGATGAAAAACATAATTGATTTGAGATAACTTCCAATTGTCTTTATCATCTGTTTTATTTTCAGAACTTTCATCCTGCCGACTGCCCAAAATAATCTAAGCCAGGGATGGTTCGTTCCGCCGGCTTCAATTATATTTTCTCCATCTCTGATAAAGATTGAAGAAAATCCTTCATCACTTGTTATGATGCTAACGCGTTCCATTTTTATTTTTTAGATACTCTGAACATTTTGCAAATCTCTTCTTCCACTATATCGGATTGTAAAGAGTCCTGAATGATTTTGAGTTCATGCATAAGGAATAATCTGTAATCTGCTAGACGTCGGCGGAAGGTTTTTTCATTCAATGGTATTACTTCGGTGCAATAGAATTCGAGTATGTTTACTATACCCATCCGTGCCGCTTTCTTTGCCATTTCAATCCATAGCATTTTGCCGAACTCGTCCATATCGCCTTTATACAGTCGGACTGTTTTTTCCATAGTTGCCCTGTTTCCCTGAAATCGTTGTCCTTGACTTACTCATATCTTATTTTGATTTTGGATTCGTGATTGAATTGATTGAAATTAAAACACTCGAACAGTCCCCCGCAGGGAGTGGCAGGGAACTGCCGAGCATTCCGAATAGGCGAGTAGGAACGTACGGTGAAGTACCTCGCCGGATTCAGGTTCAAATGTTGAGATTTTATTTCCATACGTTCCTCGTATGCTTGTTCATCGTTGTTGCAACCGATTGCGTGAGAAATTTAATTCTTCTTTTCGCAATCCATTGCGTACAATAAAAAAGCCCAACTGATTTTCAATCGTTCAGTTAGGCTTTCTTAAAAATCTCGATGCGTTCTATTGCATCATTTTATTTTTTTAAGCGTCTCTAAAATATTTGGTGCTATGCTGTATATTATGCAGAATAGAGGCGCACCTAACTAACACTTGCTAAGTGTATATAATTTCTCAAATAATGTCAAGTTAAATTTTACCGTAATTTTATGACAAGGAATTGTGCAAAATACGACATTGTTGATATGACCTCTCCCCTACTAAAAATCATATTAATTACTTATCCTATAACAGTCTATTGTACAGGGAGTTAGAGATGGAATCTTATCCGCAATCTTATTCGAAAGCTCAGTCCTTTTATAAAAAACATGGTGGATTTCTCGGTCTGGTAAAATTCATAAAATCATGCAATCCTGAGCCAAGGCCCGGGAGAAAAATAACAAAACCGGATCTAGGGAAAATTGGCAGAGAAATTCAAAATCCCGTAACCGCTTCGCAGATTTGCCGTGATAGGATAGATTTAATGGAACCGACCTGGCGCCCTAGGATTGGAACCTTAAAGTTTTTGGAACATATAATCGAACATTTTGAGGAAGAAAACCAGGGACGCAAAGATCTTGTAGAAGAAATTAAAGAAGCGCGTAAAGAAGCGGAACTACAGTTAATTATGGGTAAAGCTATGGGATTTTTAAAAAATGGACCGGATAATAAAAGAGCTTAAAAAAGAAATTGGTCTGCCTGGATTAAAGGACTTACTCTTTGATCTCTCCGGACCACATAGCAATTGGCAGGTTGCCAAGAAGTACAATACTCATATAACTCGTATTACATTTTTAAATGATAATATCGCTATATTGTGTCGCACCGTTTTAGAAGAGATGGAAAATGAAAAAATTAATCATTTTACTACTTGTCCTATTTATAGGATCGATGAAAGCACAAGATCGCAGATTCGGGTTAGGCGGATTAGTTGGAATAGGATACGGACTGAACATATCTTACGCAATCAGAATCAATGATTCTACGTTAAATAGAAACGAGTTGTTTTCCATTATTTATTCTGCAGATTGGTATAATTCATATCCTCAAGGTACACGAGGAAATACTTATAACCAAAAACTTATCAGCAGCGGACATGATTTTTTCGGAGTTGCATTCGGCTATAGAATAATAAAAAAGCATTTGGGCTATGGAGCATGTATCGATATTCTTTTTAAACGCAAATGGGATAATTATTATTCAGATATAGTCGGCGGTTTGCATACTCCGATTCAGGAAAAAAGATTTCTCGGTATATCCGGAATAGTGTCCACGATGATCAATAAAAGATGCCGTGCAAATTTGATAATCGGTTCCAACATCTATATGATGGTAGGTATTGAATGGTTGTTTTATTAAAAAGGAGATTTGTCATGAAAAAATTAATGATAATCCTATTTATTATTTTCCCAATTTTTCACGGTCATGCTCAAATAGATTCTATAGAATCAATGGATCTGAAAGTATTGCATGGAGAAGTCGGTTTCTCTTTTGGAAAAGGTTTTGGAATGGATTTCGGATTAGGTAATATTACCAATGATGATCCCTTTCATCAACATGGATTAATATATCTTGCATCTGTATATGTTCCATATTTTGGCACAAATAATCCAGATAAATTCGGATTAGATCTTGGTCTTCGTTATATAATAAATCGATTTTCTTTTGGAATTATGGCAGATTTGTTAAGAGAAGTAAATCATCAGGATTATTATACAAATTTTGAAAGACATACTTCTGATTTAATTTCGAATAAGTGGGGAGTAATATTTACTACTTCTTACAAATTTAGTAGTTATTGGTGTGTGTCAGTCTTTGCAGGAACTAGGAGGTCAATTATGCTTGGTTTACTTTATATTTACTAAATAAAAAAGCGTGCCAAACCTTCCGCGGTCAGCACGCCTGCTCATGAACTCTAGATATGCCTATCTTGATCTCAAGATAAACCTTTTCCCTGATTATTTCAAGTAAAAAATCCCGATGCCAAGCAACATCGGGATTCTCGATCTGCATTGACCGGCTGGGAGCCGGATTTAGGGGAACTTCAAGCTCGCTTTCTTATTATCACAATCACACCAAGCGCAAGAATGGCATCCAATGCTACCGCACCCCACCAACTATTGAGCTGTAAATTCTCAAACCACGACAGTGAAACAACCTCTTGAATTTTTACCTTAATCGATGTTGAATCTTTTTTGGGTTGAACACTTAATTCGGTTTCTAGCCTGTATCGTAGCAAGGTAAGTGAATCGCCGGTTTGTTTATCCTTTACTCGCACCGCTTCATATTTAATGCGCCAGGAATCCCCTTGCGCATTTTTTTGTGCCTGATTCCAATGGGCAACCGAATCGATTGCTTTCATTATCAGATCGGCACATTCAGGTGTACTTTCAACAGTGGTGTAGTCTTCTGTCGAATCTGTAATTGCATCCGGTGTATATACAACAGGAATGTCTTTTGTGATATCCTTCACGCGACTGCAAGAACAAAGAAATAACAGTGTTACTATAACAATAAAATTTTTCATCGTTCATCTCCTTCGTTATCTGCTTCATATTTCGGTGCACCAAATCGCCAGCATAAATAGCCTAATATCCAATAAAGGACATAAAACACAAAGCCGGCAATAATGCCAATTTCTATTAATTCAAAAAATTCCATTTCAATAGCTTTTTACTTCTTCTTGCTTACCCACGAAAATGCTCTGTCGGTCCAACCCACAATGAACACCGACTGATTCGAGTTGTTTTTAACAATCTTAGCATATTTCTTGCATTGCAATTCAGTCAACTTAATGAGAATAGTTTGTTCATAGTACTTATCTTCGATACTGTCACATCTGCTTTGAATGTTATAACACCTAATCTTCAGACTGTCAATTGTTATTTGGGAATCTTTGCTGGCTTCATTATAACCCGAATTATAACTATCGGTACAAGAGGATAGCCAAAGAAGAATTAATAACAATGACAGCACTTGAACTTTCATACAATACCTCCTTTAGCTTCTTGGTAAAACTGTTTAGCTGTAGGCACACCCATATTGACCGAAATGTCGAACACTTTATTTGCAATCAGTTGACTAGGTTCTTTATCCAAATCTATCGGATCCCAATAATTCTTTTTATAAAACGATTGTACCATTCCGTCTAGTTGTGTGTTAGTTACAAGTACTTTATCAATCTTTTCCCTAACATCCTTTGAACAATCCAAAGTATTAATTATTCCCAAATCCTTAATTGCTTTATGGACGATTGACCATCCTTCCCAGTCAGGCCAGTCTCTTGTAGTGATACCACGATACGTCTCCTTTCCCTTATCTTTGGAGTTGTTAACAAACCCACTTTCGTTCGGAGACGTCTCTGCCCAAGATTTCTTAAAACCGGCCATTACTAACTCCTAAACAAATTCATTCTATAGGTTACTCCTGCTTGGTTTCCGGCGGCCTGAGCATCTCGTTCTTATCTGAAGAACTCTTTGAACTTCCATAGAAATAGCCGACCACTGTTACTGCCATCCCAAGCAATGTGCCAAGAGCAATGTTGACAATATCTTTGTTCTCAAGCGGCACCGGCCGGAATACGAGAAGTATCACAACTCCGGCAGCACATCCGACAACGAAGCCACCGAGTATATACATAAATCGTTCTTTAGTTTTGGTGTTCATGGCTGATCTCCTTGATCGTTTTGTGAGTTGATTTTTATTAGTGATTATAATTTAACCCTTGCCACTAAAAATAGATTTTATCCATAACACAGACACCGTAATTCCTGCTTGTACTAATGGAAATACAGTAACCGCAATAGTCTTTACTTGCGTCCGAAATGTTTTCAGCTCTTCTATCTCTTTATTTTGAACTGACATGATATGACGCATACCGCCCTCTCCGTCCGAACCGTAAACCGTTTGATGTATTTTGTCCGATAATTTCCCTTGCTTTGCAACCTCATCCTGCAAAGGTTTTATTTCCTGCCTGAATATTTCGCGTATAGAAAGGATGTCGTTTTCGTTCATTAGTAAATATCCGCTGAAAATAAAACATACTTTTGTGCATCTCTTTGCACGTTTACTTCTACCTCATCTTCTTCCAATTCAGCTTTGCAGAGATTATCGATCGTATAATAATCTGTATTGACAGGATCCGCTGCAAAAGCCGAATCAACGATTGCCGTCTTTGATGATCCCGTATAATCAGTAATCGTTCTTGTTTCACTCGTTGCAACTTTGGTTATTATTAAACCGTTATACATATCGTCAACTGCGCTTGCAGCCGAATTTAAAACTATACTTGTTCCCGAACTTCCGGTCCCAAACAATAACTGAGCATCTACGCTTTTAAAATTCACATATATAGCCCATCGATATGCCGCTTCAAAGTACGCGCGGAACCAATCTCTATTTGTAGAAATCTTCAAGAGATCCTTACCGATTACAAATTCCAACTTCCTTCGCAATCCGTAGAATGTTTTATTTATTGTTTTGTCGATTAAAAGATCTGTGTCTTGGACCTTTATGGATTTATTTCCATTTGCATAGGCAATTAAATAGGTGACCCTGTAGGATCCGGCGGCCGGAATTGAATCGGTAGTATTATATGCAAATATCACGCTGTGTCTCATTTATTCCTCAACCAAAACTGCCGATGATTCATTCGATCCGATATCTTTCTCAAGACTTGTCAAATAATATGTTCTAGGTGTAACGCCGTCGTTAATTACATGCCGCTTCAATGTTTGAAGCCATCTATGGGAATCACTCGATCCGTTGTTAGCTTTGATGCTTTTGTATGTGCGCGTATACTGAGTACGACCATTCGCGAATCTATTTTTATAATACTGAGAAGATCCTTTTGCGAGACAATTATCAGAACCGTAACCCGTAACTATCCCCCATCCACCTGTTGAATAATTCCACCAAAGACATGCTGTTGCCAAACTATTATATGTCCCTGTATAATCGTCATACAAAATTAAATCCCATGTTGGCATATCGATGGAATAATAAACCTGAAAATCCACTGAGAAATCAATATCAAACGTTGCGAACGGTGGTGTGTCTCCCTTTTGCAAAACATCATTAAGATACCAGTATGAAAGAATATTATAGCGAAAATCCATTACGCGGACATTTTGTGCTTTTAACACCGATTCGCTTAATAATTCCGATTCCTTATCTTTAATCCCTCCTACCATTGTAATCTCACCTGCAGAACGCCCTCTAGAATCAAATATTAAACGATGATTATTATTCGTTGGATTCGCATCAATTAAACCATTGACATCTCCAAACATATACTTTGGAATGACACCAAATGGTTTAATAATGTTGAATAATAGATCGAAGGCATTTGCAAAACGATTATACCATCCAGCAGTATTTCCTGTACTTTTTTCAAAGAAACCAATTAAATTATGGCTTCCATCTTCAATGGGTAAAGCGGCTATATCCCATGTATTTTCTGCTCCTCCTCCCTCTATATATACTTTTACATCATCCGAGTTATTAATAACTAAAGTAGAATCATACGCTATTCCGTATGCAAGTTTTATCATACATGCTACAATCGTTCCAAGTGGAATAACATATTGTCCAAACGCTGCTGAATAAATTGTGTGTAATCGACATTCAGTTATTAAATCTGATATTGTTACCGTTTTTAGAAGATCAAGCGAAGATATTAATTGTAAACCCATCCCTCTGACTTTTGTGCTGGCCGTTATATATTTCTCGATAGCTATCGTACCGCTTCTATAAATACGGCCTCTAAAAAGAAATGTCCAGACAGCTCCTTCCATCAATGTGAACATTAATTCTACGTCTTTAGTCGGATAACCATTAATGATTTTATACCAGAATCCTTCTGGATATGTAGAATATTCTTCAATTAATTCGGTGTCGACCTGCTGTATGTCAACAACCCCGGCCTCAAAGTCTATCAATTCTTTAAATTTGCCAAGATTAAAAATTTTTGTTATAGTCGGTATCGTTAGCACTGGAAGAGAGGGGTCGACGTAAAGATAAAGTTTTAATGTGCCTGCAGCACATTTGTAGATAATAGGAAGTGAATACTCGATAAATCTTACTCCAACTCCGGACAGATCTATATCGAATGGACTTGCCGGTGAATCCGCATCATGAGTAATTGAAAGCGTTCCAATATCTGTTCCATAATCTGTTGGCTCGTATCGAACCGTAAAAAAAACTGTATCCCCCGGGCCTAAGGAAACTACTCCGTTGCCGGACACAACGGTAAATGGAGCCGTGCCCGAGGGAATAGTTACGGAAACATCACCGGTATTTGCTATGTTAGCTGTGATAGCTAATTGTATATCAGAATACAAAGGGCTCAATCCGACATTACCAAAATCCCAGGAAGGCGGTATGGTGAGTACATTCATTTGCTTATTTTTCCGTTTCGTATTTGTTTGCCATATTGTACTAACGCGTAAAGTCCATCCGCTTTTAATAATGGAACTATTTGCGGAGGTGGGATATTTATTTTTGGATTGTCTTTTACCAGTCCGCCGCCGGAATAATTTCCACCGCTTGAAGACGAAGGCGAAGATTGCAGAGACGCTCTTAAAGCAAGTAATCGATTCGCGCCTACTTTGTCAACGACCGGCTTCTCGAATATAACCTCTCCCCTGTGAACATAGCCGGCTATATCGTATCTATTGCCGGATCCTGTGTAACCACCGCCTGCATGACTCGCACCTGTTGCTCCTGCACCTGCTCCTGTTGCTAAAACTCCTGCTCCGGGAAGCAGAAAGTTTAATATCTGAGCAAAAATAAACTTTTCCATTACAGCTTCAATTGCTCTTATTGCTGCTTGCTGCATTTCAATCCACATAGCATCCCACGTCCCCCTGGCTTCACGCATATTTCTATTCATATAATAAAACAAACCGGACACAGCTCCTTTAGCCAAATCGGTAGAAACTGCAACTTGATCAAATATTTTCTTCGTTTTCTTGGCCTCATCGTTTATCGCCTTTTGGATTTTTACTTCATACTCTTTTTTCTCTACGATATCAGAAGTAAGTTCCTGTTCGTTGCGCAAACCTTTAATATATTCGTCCAGATTCCCGGTAAGTTGATAATTCAATTCTAAGAGACTCTTTCTATCGCTCTCCGATTTCGTAAATGCTGCATCTTCCTGAGCGTCAATTTTCTTTTGTTCATCGTACCTCTGTGCAAACCATTTCTTATCCGCATCTGCCTGAGCCTTGACTTGTTCTTCCGGCGAACCCTCATATCGTTGTCTTTCTAGTGCTGCTTGTTTTTCGGCTGCAAGGATTTTACTTTTCCCTTCTAATTGCAGCTTGTCGGCTTTAATCATATTCTCAGCTGTCAAAATCTTTTTATTTATCGATTCAAATTCCTTTTGATCTAAAAAAACATTGGTCATTCCCTGTGCCGTTTTTATTCTTGTTCCTTCTTTAATTTTCTTGTTTAAACTCTCGACCAATTCTTCATTGGTTTTTATTTTTTTTGCGGTTATATCATATTCTCTCTGTGCTTCCTTAAGACCGATCCCCTTGTTAAAATCATCTATCTCTTCTTTCAGTTCCTTCATGCGTGCTTTGCTCTCTGCGGCATTATTGGTCATCGTAAAGATCGCAGTTGCTAACCCAATTGCTCCGGCTATAGCCACTCCCCATACACCAGCTCCCATTGCTGCGAGAGCAAAATCTAAACCCATAAACGCTCCTATGCCTGCAGTAACAGATTGAGTAAGTTTTTTTGTAGTGCTATGTGCATCTTCCTCCTGATTAGCAAAAACAGATAATGCAAATACAGCGAACATTAACATCTGTGTTGATTCACGGATAACAAAGTTCTGCAGCCTTTGCTCGGTTCTTTGTTCCTTTATAAATTTAGTTACTCCGGAAACAGCTTTGCCATGAGTATTGGTCGCTGTAGTGGCTCCGCCAATAACAGACGGAGATGCAGAAAATTCCGCATCCGCTTCCTCAAGGGATTGCGTTAATTTCTTTATACCAGCATCGGTTTTGGCTATAGCAGCATCAGCTTCAGCGTTATCTAACCCGAATTGTGCACTTAATCGTCCCATTTAATTCTTTCTGCAAGGATTGTATTGTTCAGCCTCATGTTCGTATTCTCTTAACGCTCTTTCATCCTCAGCTCGCTGGCATTGTTTTGCCGAGATCAAGAACCATTTGAATATCTCAACAGCCGGTGCCTGCATTATTTTTTCTCTGTCTGCGAATTTTCCGCCTGCGGCATTGAAGATTGATTCTTCCCATCGAACTTTATCTCCGCGAGGTTTTTTGAGATCCCCCCAATCAAGCTCGAGATAAAGTCCGAAGCGTCCGAGTTCCATCTCGATGCAACGTTGAAGAAAAAAAAATCCTCCAATATTTTTTTTCTCTGCCAACCCTGCATGATTTTAATCGGCGCTTTCAAATCGACTTTGTTTTTCCACGCATAATATCTCTGTTTCAATCTTGCCCATATATTCGGTGTATAAGGTTTCAAGCAGATTGCGAATAGATCCGGTAACTCAGGAGCCGCCATAAATTGCATAACGCCGAATACTATACTATCGACCTTTTTATTAGTCATGAGTTTTTTAATTATATCAAGTGCCTGGCAGTCTTCCGCGTACTCCAATTGATCCTGTTTCCAGACCGTTCCTTTGATATTGTAATATGCTTTTGGGAACGGCTTTCCCTCTTCAGGCGAAGGGATCTTTATTTTATCTTCCACGTTTAATTCTCCTTTATGAATTCGGATAATAAGACTTCTCCGCGTTGTAATGACCGAGTGCCATTGCAATATTGTCAAGTGAAGTGGCTTTTAAATGTATTCTCACATCGCCGATATCAACTTGACCATATCCAGATCCGCCTCTTGCCAGATATAATGAGACAGCATTTGATAATGATACTGTATTATGTGAAACACTATTATCTAGTGTTCCATTAACATAAAGCAAAACGTCGGGCCCATCTACAATATTTATTAAAATATGATTCCAAACATTTTGAGTAATAGCAGCATTGGATGTAATTACATCCTGATTCGAACCGTCACTGAGATAAACTTTAAGAGCATTATTGGCTACTATTCTTTCAATCCAAAAGCCCGGATCGCTGTATGCGTTACTTGCTTTTTTCGTAAGAATTTCCTGCAGTGTTCCATCTGCGCCTTTTATCCTTACCCAAAATTCAATGGCTGCATAATTCGTTCCGATATCACAGACATCGCCGAAACTCGCATAATCATTAGAACCGTCGAATCGTAAGAAGCGCTCTGGCTGCGTTGCAGTCTGCCAGATAGTAGCATAATCAGAGTTCAGATCGCCATGATATGCAAAGCCTGAAGCATCCAGTATTTTTGCAGTCGCATCATTCCATTTCCGACGAGACGATATCCAGAAAACCAAATTGTCAAGATACATTCTGCCGAGAGTTTCAATTAGATAATATTCAGGAACTGCATAAGCGAGATTACTTTGTTTTAAAAAGTAAGCGGTCATAGGCAAGTTTTGTTTTCCCACTTTCCATGTTCGCGGAATTGAAGGAACAATCTTTGCCAGCTCCGCACAGATGTACTGATGGCGCCAGGGGTTCATCATTCCATAATATCGAAGCGAGTGATCTTTGCCGCTCGCGTTGAGAATGAAATCAATTTCATCTTGCCCTACCTGTGCAAGGAATGTTCCGAACTTATGCGCGCTTTCGGTTTCGCTTATGTTATCCAAATCGCCGGCCTCATCTTTATGCTCGAGGATCTGTCTCTGTGGATCGATTGAAGTTCCTTCGATATCAAGCCATCCCATATCTTGATATGATGCGCCCGGTGTTGGATATACTTCTCTGACCGTAAGCATTCCAAGACCGACAGCACCCTCACGGGTTCTATCACGTTGCAAACTCATATTATTTCCTTTCTTTTAACCGCAGGCCGTCCATAAGCTGCTTGCTGTATCCGTTGGAATTGCCGTTGGTGTTGTTGCCGTAACCATCACATACGGAACCCTCGAAACAATATTCAGTGTTGATGGCGTGCGCGTGAATGCCGCTTTAGGTGCAAGCATATACAACGTAACTTCGATAACTCTTTGGCCTGGTTTATAATCAAGCTTCGCGCCCGGTTTTATTTGACATACGCCGGCGCTCAGGCTTTGGGTATCGCCATTGGCAAGTAATGCCGTATACCAAAGATCATAAAATTTACCGTTCGCATTATTGACGAGATCTATTTCATCCTGAGAAGTTTGCTGCAATAAAGTTGCAAGTGTAGCCATTCTTCCGGATTCAAGAACTATTACGAGATCTCCGACCTCATCCTTTGATTCAACGATATCCCGCTTGTCATCGAGAGTGGTCCCACCGAGCCAGCCCCAATCAAGAAATGTATCCGACGGTGTAGGAAATATTTGACGTGCTTTTAAAAGTCCGCCGCCTTTTGCATTCTCACGAGTCCTTACGCGTTCTAAACTCATTGTAGTATCCTTTCAATTTTTTTAAATGATTGTTTAATATTCTGCGCCAGTATCGACAACTCTTTCAGTAACGTTCAATCGCCATTCTGCTTTGTGGCATAATACGGTCCCGCTTAAGAATGCGAAGATCCCGCATATAGTCCTCTGCAGAGGATGGCTTATTTCATACTGTTCGCCGCCTAGATCCTGGATGAACCGGAACTTGTCTTGAATAGTATCGACAAGAAGCTGGAATGGGTATTCACTCGGAGTTGTAATATCATCTTTGTAACCATACATCAAGGTTATGGTCCAACTGTCATCCGTCTGCGTATGAGTTATGATATTCCGCTCATCTCTAGATCCATACTTTAAAGAACCGACCTCATCGTCTATTCCATTGCCTCTGATAAACCAGCAAACATTTACGACTCCATTTTTCACAAAGCTTGTTTTAAAATTCGCTTCATTGGTTACATCTTTCTGAGAATCAAATACGTTGCCAATACCTGAAACAGTCTCAAGTAAAGTCTTTATAGCTGCTCTTTGTGCTGTGTAATAACCCATATCAATTCGCCATTCCGGATTGTTTCATGATCATTTCAATTCTTGGCTGTAGGTATGCTGCAACATCGATCTCATAAGTGCTTTCGACTGTACCGCGTACAACTGTAAATGGCAATCCCATTTCCGTCAATGCCCTGCGCATAAAGAATTGACCTGGTGTTCCATAATGAGCGATCTTCCATTGGATCGCGTGTGCTATTTGATATACCGCCATATTGCGATCGCGACCGCTTTTAAATTTACTCTTTGAGAATTGCCTCGTCCCTCTGCCAGTTGGAACTGTCTTCCCTTCTTTGTATGTAATTCCTACAGATGTAACATTCAATGTTTTCTCTACCCACTGGAATATCGGTTTAATAGGCGGAAAGTGAGGGAGTGTACCATGCTCTACATAATCTCCATATTCCAAAGGCGTTCCGACCTGGACTAATGTTCCGCCTTCGACTTCCTCAACACTGGATCCAAACGAACCCTTTAAGATGGACCCGGGCGCATAAGATCCCATCAATCCGGATAGGTGTGCAGCAAGAGCCATTAAGTGCTCTTGTATCACTTCTTTTGCTTTTATCCAGTCGGCGTTAAGATTTATTGTGTTCTTTATGATCTTCCACCTCTTCGGACTCGATGAAACAAATAGCTAGATGAAATAACTCCGCCCGTCATCGCGGACATATTGTCTGTATTGGTGCGCGGTGTCAATTCTTTTTGAGAAATAGCGGCTTTCACGTCTACCTTTGTATCTTCGCTGCCAAATAAAAGAATCCGGTATCGCTTCCGGTACTCTTTCGCAAGTGTTGTATATTTGGCAGACTTGTCATGATAATTGATCACATCGGCAGTGATCGTTCCATCTGTGGATTGAGCGTATGCTGTTGCAAGCCGGTCGCACGCATAAGAAGCTGCAAGCGTTGTTATCGCCGAAAAATTCAAATTGGTATCGGGGAAATTCTGAGTTCCTACTTTAGGCAAGTTCGGTTCGATATTGAATTCAATTACAAACTTGTCGAGTGTCGATGGTTGATCGTCGATAAAGTAGAGCTGCAGATTGCTTCCATCCTGCGCGGATCCGTCATCGTAATAATCCCACGAATCATCTTCGAGAAACGACGACGGATCGTTTCCTTGTGGGAATTCTATCTTGAAAAGCCTCGAGTATCCGTATTTCCAAAGGCCGGCAAGGATTGTATTCAATACATATTTATTCGTTCCGGTCCCAGTTACTTGCTTCCTTACCCGTAATGGCTGGTCCTTCCCCCAGTCTGCGATCGATTTTGCAAGAATATAATCCAGATCTGTTGTGCTGAGTTTTGCAACCTCGTCTTTAATCAGAGACGCCAGCTCATCCAAATAGCTTTGATAACTGTGAGTATTCGACGGGGGAACGGGTGTGGTTTCATTTTTTGCTAAAATCATAACCGAGAGAGTTGCCCGGACGCTTATCGTCTTTCCTGCTTCGCCTGTGAAATAGAATCCTACTGCGCCGTTTACAATATCCGGTCTCGCATCCATTGACCAGGATGGATCTTCAGGAAATGGAGTCTCAGCCCGCGGAGTTGCTACCATTGCAACGGAAGCGGCGCCTGTATTTCTTTTGGCAACACCGTTAATTATATGCTGTTCGGCTTCGCTTCCTGAATCGGTCCGGATAGCCAGTGCCCTCAGTTCGAAATAACATACTATGTCGTCCGACAATACAAGGCGCGAACTATCTATCTTAACCAACTCGATTTCAGTTGCGCTTGTCGATGTTCCGTATAGATTTATAATCTCGGTCGTCATTTTACATCGCTGTCGTTCGTGAAACTTGATTCAGTGTTGTACCGTCTGAAATAAACTCTAACACAAATACTTTTGCTGTCACTGTTCCTGTTGCCAGAGTTCCGGTAGTTTTAAATCCTGTGCCAAATGTTATCGTGTACGAAGTTGTGCCACTTGTTAGAATAATTAAGAATGCTTCGCATCCAGCTGCAGGGACTGTCGTCGTGTAAGTTGCAGTTGCTGTAGGTGTTACCTTTACTGTAGAATTAGTCCCGAATGCCATCGCAGTTGTACCATTGGCTAAAGCAGTATAAACGATAAGTCCGGTATTTCGTGTGAGAGTAGCTTGTTTGCCATTCAAGGCACTATTCAAATCTGTTTGATTAGACAACGTTCCGGTAACACTTCCCCATGCCGCACTACCTGAAATTACAATGTCTCCACTACCGAGCAATGAATTACTATTGACTGTTTTTATATTTGTACCGCTTACAAGTGTTACCTGTTTTGTTGCTAAAAGTGTTGTAGCCTCCCCACGATTTAATTTATTGTTAAGTGAATCCTGCGAACCCGTTACCGTAGAAATTGTCTGAGTATGTGATGTAGCCGCAGCTCCCACCTCTGAATATGTGTATGTCGGCTTTGTACTTGCCTTTGCCCACGTATAAACATCGGAAGCCGGTCTTGAATTATCTAATCTTAAATCAATTAATTTGGTATAGTTCGCATCTGCATTTTGTTTTGATAAGACTACATTAGCAGTATCTACCAAACCAGTGCCGCCCGTCGGATTCATCGGACTCCAACCCGCACCTTTTTTATTTATATAGTATTGATCGTTGGCTTTTATATAACAAATAACTCCATCGTCAACAACGCTAGAAGTAGGCAGTGTTGTACCAACTTCTACTATGATTATTCTTGCCACACAGGATTCGGTTTGACTGTAACTAACCGAACATATTGTTGACATCAATAAAACTATGATTAAAAACTTTTTCATAATAATTCCTTACGGTGTTGTGTTGCTTGAACTGACTGTAACCGTCGGAGAATCGTCGTATGCAAGCCTGAAATTTTGACACCATGCAGTTCCAGTGCCAGCCCCGCCGTAATGCAGATATAATTGGCACAGATCGCCCGGATTCCATGTCTGAGTTATATCCTCGGATTTGGTTACATAGTCAGTTGTCGCATTTGTTTGTTCCGTTCCAAGCGCTACACCATTTTTATAAACCCTACCATACGCGGTTGGAGAGCCTGTAGTAACTGCTATTTTCAAATCGAATAAAACCCTTACTTGTCCAACAAGTCCATTTGTGATTACGATTGTTTTAACTTTTGTATATCCACCAAGGGCGCATGATGCCTCAGCATCATGAGAATTTCTTATATTTGCCGATGCTGCTTTTTTAGTCAAGTGAGGAATTTCTAAAGCATCGCCTTTAATGCCTGCACTATCTGCAACAAGAATCTTATTCCCCGTTTTCCCTATGATTTTAAAAATAGGTGAACCTGCCCCAGAAAATGCTAAATTAACCGAAGAGGTATCTGTTGCTTGCGCTACTGTGAGTCTGCTTAAATTCACGTCGCTATCGACAAAATTAAAAGCGTTAAGATTTGTTGTATAAGATTCAACGCCTACCACTCTATGCAGAGGTATCGTAGAACCTAATCCTAAGTTTGATATACTGTCTAAAACTCCCAAAGGCAATCCGCGTGAATTATACCATTCTACGACATTGGCGAGAAGTCCATTCTGGATAGCAAATCTACTTGTTGCAGATGCTCCCATTCCAAGTCCAAGTGTTCCGGTCGAAGAAAGAGTCAACCATTGTGTATTATTTGTTTGAAATGCGAGTGCCCCATCTTCCCTGTTATCCAAATACGTATTAGCACCTGATTGTTGAATTGTAAATCCATCCGTTGAAGCCGTTCCTGATGCAGAATTTGTTACTTGAAAGGTTGTATTTGATGCTGCATAAATACCTAACGTTCTTCCAGAAACGAAACCAACGCCAACATTAGTTCCATCGTCAGTTATCAAACTATTGCCCAATGTCAATCCTGCGGTGTATTTGGAAATAGTATTCGCCGTTCCACTCCCAGAAAGTTTATTATATAATGCGACACCGAGTCCTACCGTGTCTGAAACAGTTGAAGAAAAAAGTCCAGCCGAAGAAGAACGAACTGTACCAGCACCTAAACCTTTGTAAGTAGGCGTGCCGACGCTATCTTCGGAAGAAATTAATAGACCGCGAGAATTATATTTTTCGACTACGTTTGCTAAAAGTCCATTCTTGATCCCTACTCTTGCAGTATTAGTAATTACCCCGCCAAAATATCCTGAACCATTAGAAGTGATAGAATCTGTTGTTATCTTTCCCGTGAAAATTGGTGTGGCAAGATTAGCCTTTAGTCCAAGTGCCGCGCCAAGTCCTACCGTATCACTTGCTGTTGCACTTAGTACCCCGCTTGCAGCCCTTATTGTTCCTGTCAATGCTGTAGCAAGTGTTGTCGTGCCTGTTACACCTAAAGTCCCGCCTATTGTAGCGTTTTGAGTTACTTTTAATCCCCCGCTAATATTAGCGCCACCTGTTACCGTGAATATTGAATCAGGAGCAGAAGTTTTAATCCCAACCTTTGTGCCAACGAATGACATATAATAATTTGTCAAGGTATCTAAGAAATATCTATTACCATCAAAGTGGGGTACGCTGAATCTGGCTATCTTAGCAGGTGAGGTGAATCCGGTTACATAAAATCTTTGACCATCGGTAAACATTTCATTTGGACTCACAAAACTTGAATTGTATAAGAAATTATATATGACACATTCGAGATTTGTCGGGTCTATGCGAACCAATTTATTTGCAGTTGTAGCATATAATCCCCAAACATATCTACCATCAAAAAAAGTGCCATAACAGGAAGAAGCCATTGTAGTCGCAAGTCGGGTAATAGATAGATCGGATTTTTTTATTCTTAAAATAACTCCATTAGAGCTTTCTAATCCTACAAATATATAATCACCTACCGAACATAAGTCGTCGGTTGGATTATTATCTCCTGAAGTAAAATTCATTTGAGATATCACCGATAAAGCTGTGTCAACTTTGGCAATCCAACCGGGGTATGTTGTGCCTGTAGCGTATAAACTTGTTCCATCATATCTTAGAGCATGACCATTATCAACATCCCGAATCGGAACAGTTCCAGTTCTACTAAAATCCGATAGCGAATATTTTAAAACGACACAACTATATGTGAGGACGTAGAGATAATTACCGTCAGAGGTTAAAGATTCTCCCTGAGTGTATTGACCGTTACTAATTACCGTAGAATTGTCCAAAGTAATAGGATCAATTTCTGTGACTCGTATCCCGGTTGTCAGACTCAAGGCATATAACTTGCCGACCGATGGAACATATATGATATCCGCAAATGATCCTACAGCCGGAGAAACAACCGTGTAATCAGTTAAATCGTTTAAATTATTGAATCTAATTATTTTTCCAGAACCGTAAGAACAAGCAAATAAATATCCTCTTGCATAAACTAATCCAGAAATTGTATTCACAGATAATGTAACTATCTGAGAGTTTTCGTCTTGATAGGTAAGTCCAAAATGATTAGCGAGCATATAATCACTATTTCGCCAATCCGTCAACCTCTTATCGAGATTAGAACCAAACACATTTCCATCAGCATCTTCATGTAACTGAGAATTTCCCTGCACTAATCCTGTCGCTGTATATTTGGATAGATAATTTATCGTTCCGCTTCCTGTGAGTTTTAAATCTAAGGCGGTACGATGGGCGGCGACTGTATCGGTTAATCCAAATATATAAGTCTGTACAAGTTTTCCAGTAGAGGGGATAATACTAATCGAATCCCCCTTTGCAGTGCTATACCATAAATAAGCAGGTTTTTGAATCTGACCAAAAGTAATCGAAGTAAATAAAAACAGCATTAATATTCGTTTCATATTCTCACCAAGTTGAAGGATTAGTACTACGTCCCGTCTTTTCAATTAATTCTATAAAATAACTACGTCCGTATTCACACTCATCAAGTCTTGTATTTGAAAATTGTGCAAGGTCTGGAATAACAACCTCTATTTCTTCCGTTGCATAAATAATTGAACTGTATGTTGCCTGCCATGCAAAATTAGCCAAGAATACTCTTTGAGCTTTAGTAGAGACCACGCCCAAGTCAACGCTTATCATTCTGTTAAATACTTTCGGGGGCTGTCTGTAATAACTTCCATCTAAAACTTTCTCCATTAAATTAGGATAAGTTTCTATTGCGTCGGGTTCGTCTGCACCGTAAACACTTAAAGCATTTGCAAATGTCGAGTACTCAATAATCTGAATATCGTCTATGTAAATAGTTGCCGCACCGGAAGCCCATAGCTTTATAATATGAGTCGAAACATCGGCAGCCGCAGCCGCGAAAGTCAACTCACACTTAGTCCAAGTCGTAGAATTTAACTCGGTCGCTGTGCCTGCCTGTGTGCCTGCACAAGCTATCGTTAAAGATGGAGTTGCCGCAGATGCCAGAGCGTAAAGCCTTATCTTGTACGTATTAGCCAAAAGCACAGCGGGCATGTAGGTTGCGTCGAGTGAGACATTATTAGTAGCATAATCACCCGCCCCGCCTGCTATGATCTTACTCGCACCGATTCCTGTCCTAACCTGTGCCGCTGTAGTGGTACGAGTTATTGCATGACTGCCATGATCCGCCCAGTTACCTTTTGAGACTTCAAATGTCCCGTTAGTAACAGAAGCAAATTGTTTCTGATACTGTAATATTATGCTCGCCATTACGAACCTGAGACTATACCGTCAAGTGATGCTTTTAAGATTTTACCAGTATGTATAAATCTGACAATTCTAACCTTATCATAATCACCGGCAGACTCATAAGAAGTTTCTATACCGACAACATTGGTCATGGTATAAATTTGGGCACTCAACATCGTAACCAGAACATCAACTTCAGTATCAACCATTGTATAGAGATTCAAAAGATTAGCTGCGTCAGTTGATTGCCATTCATATTCCAGGTGAATATCAAAACCATGTGGTAAAAATCTTCGTTTACAGTCGGTTGAGAAAAGTGAATTAATGGTAAACTTAACATTCTGTATCCCGTTCACAGTCTGAGCCGTACCGCCTGTTTCTGCCAGTGTAATCGTAGATATACCAGCTGGTAGAATATGAGAAGTAGTCGGTGAACCGCCGTCTTTTGCTGATGTATAAATTCCGATAGCTTTTAAAGTTCCCGAACCGCCGGTCGCTTCAAATTCATCATCATCTATCGAAGCCTTGACTGCCGCAGGCATTTCTGATAATAGCATAGACCCCTGCCATTCAAGTTCGATATATGTGTTCTTATCAGCGTCACCGTCTAAGACTATATTAGCCTTACAACCCACTTGAGCCGCAGTAACTAAAGTCCAGCCCTCTGTAACAGCGGCCGCTCCAGGTATTGCCCCAAAGTCCGACATCTTAAATAGAAAAGAATTGAGACCCGTACAGATTTGATCTACCAATTCTACTTCTATCAAAGCCGCTTGAAGCATTTTACATTTAGCCGTGAACTCTACAGCGTGTTGTTTATTCTTGCCTGTCGAGGTTGTGGCTTTATAAGGTGAAAACTTTAACTCACCATCTGCTATTGCGCCTAATGTTTGGTAGAGTCCCCCTGACGGTCTGATAAAGACCGAGTTAAATCCAGCCGCACGATTATAAGCGGGTGAATAAGTTGCGATGGTTGGAAAATCATTTGGATATGCCATTTATTATTACTCCTTTACTTTCAACAAAAAACCCCTACGCACGCCAAGAGAGCGACCAAGAACTCTCAGCGCGACATAGGGGTCGCTTTTGTTGTTTACTTATTTATTTAATTACAGACTTGTTCCTTGTCCTCTTATGTGAATTGTACCGGAAACGTCAAATGTTCCTTTTGTCTTTGAATCTTTAATCGGAAATACATCGGTTGAAGTAATCCCATCTTCTCTGACTATATTCCATCGTACTGTTTCCGAGATTTGAGATTTACATAAGCCTATCAAAACCCTCATTATATCATGAAGTAATGAATCCTTTGATAGGATTAAATCTGAAGTCGTACCTGTATCTGTATCTCCCTCAATATCGCATACCAAAGTAAATGGTACTGTAATCTCAAAAGCTGTATAGGCAGTATCTAATGGTATCAGTTTAGTTTTACCGTTGAATAGAATCGTTATAGTCGGGCATTCACCCGGTACAGTCAATAGACTTTCCCTAACCTCTACAATATCATTTCTGTACGTAGGGGTTGTAATAGTCTCTAAGGCTGTTTTGAATTGACCCCGTACGGTTTCTATTGCTGATACACTCATTAGTTTCCCTCATCCGTTAAAAACATAAAGGCAACATTCCATGCTATTGTTTCAACTTTCTCTCTGCCTAAACCTAATTCAGGATTTAGCATATCGACTTCTCGCTTAATCACTTTCCGCCAATAGTTAAAAGTCTTTTTTTGTTTGGGCGTTAATTCTTTGCGATTTATTCTTGGATATTTCATTAATATTTCCTCTTGTATGGTTCGAGTAATTTATCAACCTCTACCATTACGTCTTTGTATCTTGTCGAACTATTTCCCCCGCCTTCACTTCTTGAAATTGACTCTAAGCCAAATCTTGAGTCGCCCTTCATGGATTGCTTGTAAAAATCTGCTACCAGTTTAAGACAAGCCGTTCTTATCCTTGTGGGGACTGTCGAGTATCCTGCTTGATAGGTTAGTTTAATATTCTCTTTTCCAGTTACACTTGCAGGAAAAACCACATCAAGCGATTCGATAGTGAATGAATTTTGATCGTTAGAATCTTTATTGACCGGATTATGCAAAACGAAATTCGTTAAGTCATCCTCTAAGTCAGTCCATACATCCGGGTCTTCAGATTCATCCAAGTACTGCACTGAGGCCAATTTCTGTGCATCTGTTGCCCCTACAATTCCAATTGCTACTATGGGATAATACTTAGGTCTATATTTATACCTGTCATTGCCATGTCCGGTCTCCGCTGTAATGGTTTGAGACTTGGCTTTATTGTCTATCATTTCTTCTATGGAACTTGAGTACTCATTTATCCAAAGTTGTAAAAAATCATCATGTGTATCGTCGGTTAATGAGATTTTCAAAAAGTCTTTTACTTCATCTAAAGTTACAATCGCATTATCCGCCGCCGCTACCGTACCACCACTTACAGTTGCAACGGTAAACTCAACCAAGAACCCCACTACTCCAAAATCAGAAGCATAGGTATCTAAGACATTTGAAGCATCTCTCTCTGCCGCTATACCTAATATATCTCCCGCAACCAGAGTACCTAAAACATCATAACCTGTTGTCGGTACAGTTATATTCGTTATAGCCCCGCCCGTGCCCGCGCCTGCATAAGCAGCATAGGCGTATGTATCTTCTGTAGGCGTGCTCGCCGTTGCCGCAGCCGTATGACTTACTGCAAACTTTAGATAAAGATTCCCTGCGTGAGTGGTTCTATACCTCAAAGTAATTGCAGATATAGCCGTGTACCCCAAAGGCACAACTATAGACCTATAAAAGGTCTGATCTACGCCGTCTTGTAAGTATTGAATCGGTACAGATAAAGGCACACCAGTTTCAGTACCCGATCTTATCTGACCATCTGCACCTAAGAATATCTTTTTAGTTGCCATATTTTACCAGTATCTTTTCTTGCCCTGAACAATAAATATTGTTGTTGAAGCATCGTTTGATGCAGATACAAGCCTGATTCTATTTGGCTGTGAAGTGAGCAGTTCATATTCTTTTGCCACAGTCCCGATTACGATTGAAACCGTGTCGTCTGCATCCATCATATCTGCAAGTCCACACGGTACCCAAGTTGTATCATCGTTGGTCTTTGTACAAACTGTAACCGTATCTGCACCTGCTGTGGTATAAGCTACAATCGAATAAGTATCAAATCTCTCAGGACTCAAAAACTTAATATCCATTGTATCGAGGGTTGCTGTAAGTGTATCTCGATAAAATGTCTTCCATTCGATAGTTTCGCTTACATTATTCGATTGAGCCGGACTATAACTCCATGCCAAAAACACCAGCCATATTGTTAAACTTAAAATTCTTTTCATTGTTTCTCCTTCTTGGGTCGTCCCCGCTTCTTTTTAATTTCATCTAAAGGCTTTTTGAAATTCGGTACTGGAGTAATTGAAATATCCTCCGGTTTAATTACCGGAACTAATAAACTTGCTAATACGGTCGCTTCTTCAGGATAGTATTCCAGTTTTTTAAGTCTCGCAATCACCGCCTCATCGTCAGTCTCGAATGTGTTATTTCTAAACTCTGCTATGAATTTATCCGTTAAAGGATCGTAGACTGCAAGATTTTTAGCCTTTACTTTGAATATCATATAAATCCTTAAATCGACGGGGAGAGTTTCCTCTCCCCGAAGAAAGTTTGTTACGAGTACATTATTCCAGAGCCTACATTGGCACTATACGAGCTGCTTATCCAAGCAACCGCATCATTACTCAATGCAGCATATCCGGGATATAGACACTTAGTGAACCATACAAAGTCACAGTTTCCGGTAGATGCAAACATATAAGACTGATTCGCATTCCCACCAGCACTTGACCAGCACATAAACCGACAATTTTCAAATAATGTCGGCCGTCCACCTGTTGTAGCACTTGCATAAACTGCAAAACCCGCTACACCAACCGTTGTGCTTCTCGACGTTTCGCAATCATAGAACCGATTACGTGCAATCGCGCCACTAAGAAGAATATCATAAGTCGCATTGTTCCCTCGGTCGTATGTATCCGAACCGAAAGTACAGCGAACAAATGTATTCTCTTGACATGTGCTTGCGGTAAGCCAGAGACTACGAGCCACAGTAGATGCCGCGTCTGCTATTGCATTTGCCGCATGAATGTTCTCGAAATAATTTCTTGCCCCCGTTACTTTTAAAGCATTAAGAGCCAAAGCATCATTATCTTCATTGTTAATAAAGAGATTATAGAAGGAATTATTATTTCCAGATACTGTGATAACACTCGAACAATAAGTATCAATAACAACCGATGTTCCGGTTTCCGCATGTGTCTTTACGGTAAAAGTTGAAGCTCCACATGTTATCGTGTCAGCAGTTACGGCCGTAATGATATGACCAGTGCCATCATTCGTGTTGCTGGTCGTATTGTAGATACGGAGAATATCGCCGACCTTAAATCCAGCAGTCAGAAATCCCGACAATGAATCAGTAATTGTAGTCACTGTCGGAAAAGCTATACCATCGGATGAGGTTGTAATATTCTTGCTATTTATTCTCGCACGTTGGTACATACGAGTCGGAGCGCAAACACCGTAGACCGTGATATTATGTTTTGACCAATCCAATTCACTGTGAATGTCGGAAGTTGTATGAGCCGCGGAAGTCCCGCCGCTCAATACTATAATCCCATCACCGCGCCCACTTACACACGCATCATAAGCGGTGACTAAATCACCGACAGAACCTTCAATCCCAATAATACCTGTAGTAACTTTATAAGGATCGGCTATAAACCAATCACCGCGAATAAAGGGCAATTGGATATTTCCAAGCACCGCTCTAAGTTCGGGAGATACGCCTAACATTCCATTTATTTTATTCATTGTAGGCCTCCTTAACTCGTTGCCAGACCGGTAATCGTTCCATGCATCCAACCCGGCCCATGATCGACACCAAGTTGACCGTAAATCTGGCCTTTCTCAGATGCACCAATCTTAGCCAGAGGTTCATAGAATAAATTTCCCTTGCCCGGTACTGGACAAGTAACTACTGATACAAACGCCATATCATACAAACCCAAAACAGATGTAACTTGAAATGGATCGAGTAATACACCGATAACCGCTACGTCTGTTTCGATCTGTTTGATATTCACACCACCGACGTTCCGATCTGTTGGGGCATAAGCATAAATAGATGAAAGCATTTGTTTCTGAAATGCGTTAACTACAAATACGGGATTTTTAAACCGTGCGCCTGCCGCGTACATATCACGCAAGAGTTTGTTTATCATTACCTTTGTAAGTGTCGCATTGCTTGCCGCCTGAGTTGTTCCGTATGAAACCACCGCAGCATTAAGACCACGCGACGTTGAAGCCGTTGAGGCTACAGTATGTGCAACATACGCACCTTGAATAATTGTAAACTCCATGTCTGTTGCAATCTTTTCCATTGCCCCCGCGATCTGGAAAGCTTCCTCATTAACTGGGACGGAAGGTGTGCCAGATGTTAATACTCCAGAGCTTGATAGTTTACCCATATTCGATATTTTAGGATAAGACAAAGCAATCTGCTCATGAACGATTTGACAAGTATTAGGTACTTGACCGCGTACAAGCGTGATTGCCGTTGGTGCTCCTGCAATTGCAGTATCCTCTGTAATAGACGGTTGAGCCGCCGTTGTTTGCGTATATTCTTGGTCTATAGCAAACATGAAATTATTTGTTTCTTTGACACCATTTAGCCCGCCGGACATTGCCAGTAAGGGCGTTTGGGTCGGTGACGCTGTGAGAATTAAGTCACCTAAGTAATTGGGACAGTTCCAAGTAGTCCCTGCGCCTGTTGGTGCAGCCATTTTTTGTTCCTTTATGTTTTCTGTTGTTCTTCAAATATTAACTTGCGGATAGCAACTACCTCCGCCATCTTTCCGGCTTTCTGAGCCGCGACAAGTTTAGCTTCTAATGTTCCTAAAGTAGGATTTGGATTGTCACCGCCTTGATGTTCCTGTCCTTGCATCACTACCATTCCGAACATAGGCTTAAAGGCAGGGTTTGTCATTAATGATTGCAAAGTATCTTCGGCATACTTACCCTTAACCTTCCCGGCTTCATCAAGTTCAATTTTTGTAGGATCAAACTTGAGAATCAAAAGGTCGCGGGCATCTGCTTCCCCAACTTTTGCATTCATTAAATATTCCTTTATAGCAAAGTCTTTCTTTGTCTTGATTTGATTCGCGTCAAATTCATCCTTTGCTGCCTTATTGCTTGTTTGCATTTCGGTAATTTTAGATTTGAGAGTGGGAATGTTTTCCGCCTCAAGTTTCAATGCTTTCAAATCGTCCTCATTCTTTTTGATTAATCTATCCTTCTCTGTGATCTGGTCGGATAGTTCCTTGATTCTATACTGTGGTACTAATTTCCCATCGTCTAAAATCAATTTCTTTTCATTGAGTTTGACTATGACTTGTTTAACAGTTTCGTCAGTGCTGGTTGTGAGCTTAGTTGAAAGCTCTTCTCCAAAAATCTCCTTTAAGTCCATTGTAAAGCTCCTTAATTATTTATCTGTTCACTTGTTATCGCGGCGTGTCCGCTTAACAGTCTTTCGATTAACGCCTCGAAATTCAAAAGAGGCTTCGTACATCTAAACTCAATCTCCGCCCGGTGTTTGGCTCTCATCCACCCTAGTGTCTTTACTTGTAATTGGCGGGGCTACTGCCGGGCGATTCTTAATTAATTCGATTTGTTTCCTTTGCTTCTCCTCACGCTCTACTTTGAGTCTGTCCATCTCACCTTGTACGTCTTCGACATAAGGATGGTTCTCAAGTATGGTCTGTTCTGAGAGAATGTCTTTGCTCTTTACAAGTGAGTCTATCTTTTCGGCTTCATTGAATATCATTGACTTGTTTATTGTGAATGTAACCTGCTCATAATCGTATTTTGTATTCTCGGTTAGATTTAAATATTCGACTACAAACCAGATTGCGCCCTTGAGTGCTGACTTTAATTTTCTTATAAGTCTATTAGCCTTTAAGTCAAGCGAGGAATAAAGAAACTTTAGGGCTATCCCGGACGGACTGTTACCTATTTTCTCATCTGAAACATCTACGCCTTCGCCAAAATAGAATATCTCTTTACGTGTCAGGGTTAGGAATTTTTCTTTAGCCTCTACCGGAATCTCATTCTTTAAGGGTTCAACACTTGATTCGCTCCCACCTTCAATTGCTACAACTTTATGCCGTTTAAGATTCTTTATAAATAAAGCTAATTGACTTATCCCTGCCTCAATCTCTGCATTGCCCCTAAGACCCGTGAATCCTTTCAGAACTAAAATTTGCTCTGCAAAGTCTTCTAAATCATTGCACCAACCGGACTTTACTTTATCATAGGCGTCTATCAGGTCTTTAATCGGATGCAGGTCTGAATACATTTCCGAGTTATTATAAAGTCCTACAAAGGGTACGCGTCCCCAGCTATTATTAGTCTTTACTTCCGGATTCATTGTGTTGAATGTAAACCAATGCGGGGCGGGGTTGACTTCATAGTCTGGATCATGAATGAAATTGCTCGATTCGGTTTGTGCGAAATATTCCACTTCGTCTTTATCCCAAAACTCTACCTTATATCTTTGCTGGCTTTGACCACTCGGACTTATTAAATCATAGATATAAAACCTGATTACATAGATTAATTCATTCTGATATTGTGTATCATAAACGGGTATAATTTGTTCGGCGGGACAGATGATGTATTCTAATTCACCTTTGGGGTCAATGTAGAAGTGTAACCATTCTACACCTTTGTTAGACGCGCCCTTAATCCAATCATTTACAATATCGTCGAAGTCCTCTGTGAGATGTAGAATTAAATCTTCTTGGAATGTTTCATCGTCTACACCTATTACAATCGGATTGCCCGCTATATAAGCGGCCTTCTGGTCTACCAATATTTTATGAAAAGGATGAGGTATAATATTATTTACGCTAATCTTATCTACCACTGGCTGATCGCCATCTTCGTAGTAATAGTTTAAATGGTCTAAAATGTCATGCCTTGTATTGTAGTAATCAGTCCCTTCCTCCATTTTCTTCTTATGCTCTGTTGCAAGGTCACTATTGATTAAGTCGCTGATTCGTGTAGTATCAATCAGGGCTTTATCAGACATGAGTTTGAGTTTGATTAACTGGTTTTGTGTCAAGTACCCTGTGTTCATGCTGCCCTCTTACTCATATCGTAAAATCCTTCAGACTTAGAGACCATCTCCGCCATGCCTGTTATTGCATCCTGCGCATCGTCATGTTTATTTTTTCCTTCTTTAAGATAGGTTGACATGGCCTTGAAGTACTCAGGCCATTTATCTTTCCAGTTCACGGGAAAATAAACATGCTCTTGGACAAAGGATGAGTTACTCAGGATACGCGCTCTTTTATTCTCTGATTGATGAAACCATTTAATTACTGTTTTGGTAGATTTGTGCGTTTCTTCTAATATTCTTTTAACATTACGTGCGAATCCCCGCCCGCCATTATTAGACTCTATCCGTGCCTCATTGACCTTACCTTCAAATAAGAATTTGGCAGTCAGTGGTTCGGTTATCTCCATACCTTCCTTAGTATAAATCACGTCTAAGATATAGGCCTCGCCTTGATATACTCCATAATTGATTGAGCATAAGAAGTCGTCACCCTCATCTGCCGTATCTGTATAGTTCTGGATAGACTCAAGTAATAACCTTTTATCTTTATCTTGAGGAAGATTATCGTAGGTTTTAAATGTTTTATAAAGTAATCCCCTGATTTCTACTGTCTCTTGCAGATAATTAGCCCAAAATACTTCAGGCATCATTTTCTTCTGAAGTTCTAAATACCTTTCTTTGCTCAAGGCCTTACCACAAAGCATAGTATCTGTCTTATCATCATAGGCTTTCATCTTGATCTGATACCAGTCCTTGGCTTCGTCTGATGCTAAAATTCTGCCACACAGATCTTTATCACTCCACCGGGTCATTACAATAATTTCTAACGGGTTCTCGCCCGTGTCTGTATCACCTCTTGAAAGAAATGTCCCTATATACCATTGCCAAATCTTATCGAGCCTGTCCTCGTTAAAAGCCTCTTCTTCGTTCTTTACCGGATCGTCTATAATTAAAATACTCCCACCCTTGCCTGTGATCGATCCGCCTATACCAGCTCCCAAATAATTGAAGTGCTGCCCTTCTAATGCCCATTTGTAATATGATTGAGATCCGAATTTAAGTTTAATCTTTGGAAAGAAATCTGAAAAGACAAAATGCTCTTCGTCTATTCGCTTCTCTTCTATCCCGTCCCGTGTGTACTTGGCAAAGTCTCCGGCTACATCATCGTTATAAGAACATTCTATGATTCTCTCGTTTTGATTTTTGCCTAATTTCCACTGACAGAAATTAATCAGACTCCTTGACTTGCCATGTCTGGGCGGAATGTTAATCATTAACTTTTTGTAGGACATGCCATCTGCCTTGATTAGCCTTCCTTCTGAGAAATTCTGCAATGTTATAGCCAAAGTCTTTAAATGCTCCCTGTCCTCGCTGAAGTAATTAGGTGCTTTGAGTTTGCAGAATGTCCAGAAATCGGATATACCCCTACTTATCTCTCTATCTCTGACCAATGTCTCTAATTCTAATATTTCGCTATCATTTAGCATTTAATTTCGATTTAAGTTTCGCTATCCTTGCTTCCCGTTCCTCATCTGTAAGATTCCTTACATTCGAATCTATTGAACCTGAATGCTCCAATGGTTGCGGAGCTTTCCCAAATCCATATTCGAATAAAAGCCTTGCAGCCGGATCGCTATCCCTCATTGCCCGAATTGACAATCTCTTAATCAGTTTCGGAAAGTCCACATTGGATTGAACTAACTCCTTAACTAACGCCGTCGATTTATTTTCTTTCCCTTTTCGTGAACCTGCCATACTTTGTAATTCTTACATATAAATAAAAAGCGCACACCGACCCATTTCTGAGTCAATACACGCTTAAAGTTGTTAAGTAGTGCTATAAGTTAATTAGGAATTATTTTTCTTTATTATCATGCCATTAGGTAATTTAATATCATACCATTGTGACCAAAAACATAACCGTACTGCTTCTATGGTAAGTACTTTTATAAATTCATCAAAAAATTGACCCAATATTCTTTCTCTCATGTTTGTAACAGCCTTATCATTTCCCTGTCTATGGGAGTTCGCATACTATTCTTTGGTTTGGCCTGTGGGATTATGTCCGCTATCCTGCCGTCATGAATAGTCACCCAAAGTTCGCCATAATTATTTGTCATTAAGTCTCTCAAGGTTCTAATCAACAGCCATTCTACTTCTGAGATATTTTGAGATACGGTATAGTCAGGCATTATATTTCTTTTATCGGACTGAATTGCCCAAAATGATGCGCGTGTAGTGGATGCTTCTTAATTCCTGCCCGCGTATATCCTGTTCGCTTGATTATTTTTCTCTCTTGAGGTTTGGGCATAGTTATATGTGAGATTTCTTTCAGTTCTTTCTTCTCCTGCCGACGAAAGAATCTTTTCATCCCGTCTGATATACTTTTAATTAAACTCATTTCACCCACGCCTTGATTGCACTGCCCGCCATTCTACCCAAAGTATTACCACAATAAATTACAGTCCCTACAATCCCTAAAATTATGCCGATTGTTATGTAGATAATGGTCATTTATTGTGCTTCCGCATTTCCTGCATTGATGTTCAATTTTTGCCATAACATCTTTTGAACCGTCATAGGGTTTCATTCACTCTATCTGCCTTTTGGGAAGTTTACCACCGCCGATTAAAAATGGCTCACCCCCAACTTCGATTATCTCTTCATATTCATAACGGTGTGATTCTTCGTTGATGTGTTGCCATGCAGGATTGCTATCTTCTTTTTCGACAATATCGGTGATTATACCATTCACTTAATGCCCTATGTTAGCCTCCCCACTCTATCCTATCCATAAATATAATAGCAAATCTAATTGATAAAGTCAAGTCCTTGTCAAATATATCTTTAACCCTACATCCCTAATGAATCGCTATATATACGACTAACTTGATCTTATTCCACTGTATTTATACAGGTAATTTTATCTACGTCATTTAACGTATTTTTGCATTTTGTAAAGATTTCCCTTGACAAATGACTTGCCGTGTATTATACTGATACCAGCATGAGACACAATAAAACCATAGAAATTAAACTAAAGCCCGTCATAGACATTAGCGCATCTTGTCTCATGCTGATACAAAGCCTTTTGTTCGTGGCAGGTATATTATAAAGGGCATTACAAATGACAACGGAAAAATGTACTTGTTTTTCGTCTTGGAAAATGCCAAGATTGACAATCGATATTATAGACGGAAAGAAAGTCCGCGTTTGCTCTAAATGCGGATTGAAAAGAGGTAAACGACAACCACTTTCCGAGGTGGATCAAATGGATGCAAATGCTGAAATAAATATGCCAGATCCTACAGACTATTAATTCATAACAATCAAGAAAGGGCAAGATCATGAAAACTCAACAATATTGTAATGGACATTGTGTAGCAGAAATACCAATAATGAAAAAGACTATAAAACTCACAGAAGAAGAAAAACTCGAAATTCGAGAAGAACTTGAAAAAGGCATTGACGTTGATAAATTTATGAACGTCACAATTGACATCGAAAAAGAAGTCAAAGGAAATGTCGAAATGTTCCATTGTACCGGAAGAGACGATTTTGAAATTCTTGCAACTTTCATCCGTGCAACATATACTGTACTTTTAAACAAATAAAAGGAGATACGAAGATGAACGCAACACAAAGACTCGAAGAAGCTCAGAATGAACTCAACGAGCTTATCGCAAACAACAAAGAACGCTACGCTCAACATCGCGCAGGCGATTCTCAGCGTGATTTTTGCGAAGCTGAAATTAGAGTGCAGGAATGGAAAGACGGAGTTAAAGCAGAAAAGGAATCTGAACATGTCTAAATCTGAATACGAATCTTGCTTAGTAAATTTCAAACGCAAAGGAACACTTGCGGACATCGACAAAGCAATCAACAAATCTGAAACAAGATACTTTTCAAGAACAGACTTTATCGAAGTCGCAGTTAAAAGATTGTTGGCCGAGGAAAAAGCTGCCAAACAAACAAAATCAATTAATCATCAATAATATTATAAAGGGCAAAGAATATGAATATTAAATTTATGTGGAACGGAATCAAAGTCGATGGTAAGCTTTATAGGGCACACTTTTCCGATGGAGTTTTGAAAAACCACCCTGAAGGAACAATCACAGTGTATTGCAAAGACTATGACAGATTTCCCGACGTTGAAGAATTGACCGTGCATAATGACTCTGATTCTATGACGGATTATTTCGAGAAAGACAGAATCCGAATTGAGCCTACAAATAAATTTTATGCACAGGTATTGGAATCGGTGAAAGCTCAATCGGCACATTGGGAGAAACGCAAAGCAAAAAAGGCAGCATAACTCAGAGAGAGCCGGAGCAATCCGGCTTAATGCAGATAACCAGTCTCGACTCTGTCTTTATTTTCCCCTTTCACGTAAATATTCTACGATGGGACTGTAACTTTAAAATCAAATATTGGATGTTCCTTGCTGGCTTTTGTCTTTGCCCAGCCTAAAGTCTTTCTTTCCTCTTTTGCCAATTTCTCCTCTTCTATCCACGCGTTTGCGGGGTTAAAAAAGTTTTTCTTAATCTCAAATCCGTATGCACTTCTGTTACAATTCATCGCGGCGATTATTGAAGTGCCACTTCCGGCTACCGGATCGATAATAACCTCCCCCTCGTCTGTGAATAGTTTTATCAGTCTTTCCAATAGTGAAACACTTTTCTGAGTAGGATGAATCTTCGGCGTTTTGGTATCCCGCTCAACGTCGAAGCAGTTGAAAACCATTTTCCCCCCATTGTTGAACTTTGGCAACTTGCCACGAAAGAGAACAAGTCCATACTCGCAATTCCCCACTATTCGCATATTGGCTTTTAGAACTTGCGCAGAAAAGTTTTTTCTAAATACGAGGTTTATATAATTGTTTAATCCGTATGCTTTTGCTTTTCCTATCAGCTCAAACTGTGCCTCAAATTCGCAAAACACAATCATACATGGGGCTTTTCCTGTTTCCTTTGGTTCTTTTACTAACATTGTTGAGCAGAAATGAAGGAACTCTGATATTTTGAAATCCTTATCTGTATCAAAAAATTCTGTTCCCGCAAGCTCGGACTCACCGTTTTTATTGTCACCGTCCACATACCAACTCGGATTAGAGCCGTAGGCATTCTTACCTACATTATAGGGTATGTCTGCAATAACTAATTGGGCTTTGGGTATTGCATAAGGTTTATAATTTTGGAAATGGTCATTTATCAGTTTATGTTGTAGTCTAACACGGTGCTCGAATTTATGGTTTTCTATCATGATTTATCCCTAATAATAACAATGCAAAAGCAATTACATATACACTCACAATAAGCACTATACCCACCCATTCATACCATGTCATAGTTCACCTTTTTAGTTAGGATATAACCTAATAATTTACTCGCGATAATAAGGGTATAGCCTGTTTATTTGCTATTTAGTCGTCTCCCATTATTTGTTTTTGGTTGTCAATTTCTTCTTGTCGTTCACGAGTTTCTTGGTCTACTTCCGCGCGTCTTTCAACTGTATCTCGTTCCCACATACGGAGCATTTGGCAAGTTCTACAATCACACCAGTTGATGTCAGACCCCTGTACGCCCCGCAATGCTTGCAATATGCTATGTAGGGTTTTGGAGTCGGGTGTTCCGATTCTTTCTTCTTCATCCACGTTTATCTCCTTTGATTATTTTCTTACTCTCAATTTCATCTGATAGCGTTTGTAAAATATTCCTACAAGTTCTGGTCTTTGTGTAACCAGCCAACACCCCTGCTTTTCATAATACTGCCTGTAAAAATCCCATAGAGGATACGCCAGCTTACATTCTAAAATTCTTCTATGTTTTCTACGCTTGATTTTAATTTCTATCATTTAATTTCTTCCCTTGTGGATTGCCAGCAATAAGAATATTCATAGCTTCATCATCTTCAAACATAAGTGATACTGCTCGTTTAATTTGTTCTTCAAGTGTGAAACCGTACACTACCTGATCAAGGACTTCTTCAAGTAACATTGGAAGGTTCGGCTTGTCGAAAAGATTCCCGCCATGTTCCTTTTGCCCCGCCAAATATTTGGCTATCACTCTACGAATGAATTTGTTAATGATTTGCGCTAAGTGTGCCTCTTGGTCGCTGGACATCATATCCCGCTTTGTGGGTATCTCTGGATAATAATATATTGGCATACCTAAGTACTTCGCAAACTCTCTCTCTTTGGTCGCACCTTTGGATTGATTCCAGCCCTGAAGCATAACTATAACGTCACATCTTGACAGCATTTCAAGATCGCCCTGTATGTACTGCTCATAGGTGCATTTACAATCTGTTTCAAAATGATATGTATTGAGATGTGGGGTCAAGACACTAAATCCTTGTTCCCACAATTCAATAGCAATCCTACGGGCTACGTCGATGTTTTCTATAATCTCGCCTGAATATTTACCGCTAAGATATATTACCATTCTCTATTCCTTTCTGTTGACAACTTGTGTTTGACTTTGATTTATTATGATACATGATAGTTGTCTTATTAATCTCTAAATCTTCATCACTTAAATATTCAATCTTTCTCTTTTCAATCTCAATTGGCAAATATCCGTGTACCGATAAATAACGATAATTAAGCCATCTGAACCATTCAGACAAAGACATTCCCTTTTCAGTTGCCAATTGTCGTGTTAATTCTTTTAAATCCTTAAATTCGTCAAAGTGAATCGGTTCTTTGCTCGGTGATTTTTTCTGTTCCAATAAATAAGTGCATATCTTTTTCTCTATTTTGACAAACTGCTCATTACGTTTTATTTTAGGCATATATTTATTCCCGCAGTCTAATCAGTAGTTGTATTGTCATTTAACATTTGATACAGGCGGTTGCACCAAAAGCTCTGGGTTGGCGTATATGTTACCGATAATTTTGACTTCCTTAATGTCTTGGACACATAAACGACATTCAAATTTTCCTTCTATGAGCAATTCATACGCACCCTCGCACCATTCCAATGTTGCCGGTGTTGCCTTACCTATATCAAGTATGTCGCCCTCGTATATCTCTGTTCCGGTTTTGTCTTTCAGTCCGACCCATCTTAGCCATACCATTTCGGTAAAGTGGTCTTTCAATGCAAGGTAAGCGTCCGCGTTCGGCATAATCTGGAATATCAGATAGCTTAATAGTTTTGTCAGTTCTATTTCCTGCCACATCACATTCAATTTTTTATCCCACACCTTAAACTTGTTTTCCATTGGTGCAACCGCCTTTCAAGAATAGATTAAATGCAATACAACCATGGCGTCAAGCTGATGCCCATAGCTCATTGCAAAATTCCGTTTGTTATATTTTTTATAGAATCGAGTCATTACGTTCTTCTGGTTATCGTTCGGCACAGCTTACGCCCACCGTTAGCCAGACCGCCGCACAAGTGTTCCCGCTTTTCGGCTCAGTTTTATCATTTTACTGGCATACGGTTCTTCAACAAACGCGCATACAAGCATCGGCTCAAGTGGTGTCCCGAAAATCGAGGGTCGCTTGGGTTGCGCTAATATTATTCCGTATTGTCCCTTATCGTAACTTTTCATTGCATATTTGAATAGAGGTGTTAATTGCTTCTCTTGTTCGCTTGTCAACATCAATGTAATGCTATGCGGCGGCTGGCTAACCAGCGGCTCAAGATGACGATTTGAGCGTTTGTGGCTAATCCGTTTCTTTGTATTTTTCATTGCATCGTCCTTTCGTTAAATTTAAAGTTTAGTTATTCGCATCTTAGCCGCAACCGTTAGGCAGATGCGCCGTCATGATTAATAGGCAATATTGTAAAATCTATTTTTTCAATTCTCAACTTTCCCAAACTTTCCTCTGGTATTATATATGTGTCGTCAAGTCCAGTATAGACCACGCACCCTGCATGTAAAATGATTCCATATCCTTTATCTACATCTTTTTTAGCAAACTTTATCTTGGGCATATACCATCCTTTCTAAAAGTGGCGCACTGCCTAACCATGCCCTCAAGTTGACGGGATGGGCATTGTGCATTATTCGTTGTGTTTGTTGTGTTCGCGCATTTGATGTTTCGCCTTGTGGCTATTTTGAAAATATTCCGTTCATTCCGGTTCTTTTCTTAAAACACATTGGGCACAAATTTTCTGTCTTTTTTATTATAGTTTCCATTTTATCGGTAATCTTATTCCTTTGTTTCCAATTACTATATGTCAAAACCGACATCTTTCCACAATTGGTGCATTTCGTTTCTTCCATAATTTCTCCTCGCCACAAGGCGATTAAAATTAGATGCAAACACAACAAACCTTATTATAATATCATTCAAGCATTTCGTTGCCGCAGCTTAGGGCTACCGTTAGGCAGATGCGCCACCCTCTTTCTTTGTTTCTTCTGTTAAAATTAAAGTTTTTGGTTCATGTAGTACCACTCGTTTTATCATTCCGTTTTGGTGGTATTCAATTTCTTTTATTCTCCAGCAAGTTTGGTGCGGGTGGTACTGTCCACAAAATTCGCACAAAGGAATACTTGATGTAAATTCCACTCAATTCTCCCGATGTGGCGCACTGCCTAACCAGTGCATCAAATTGACGCAACCAGCCAAGTGCAATACGCCGTATTGTTTATGTGTTTTTGGATTCGTCATTTAATATTATTCAGCTTTTCATCGTGCGCAATTTATGCTTGCCGTTAGGCGGACACGGCTTCTATGGCTTTGAATATTTCAAAAACCACTTGCGGCACAATTGCATTTCCTAATGCTTTAATTCTGTCCACCCTATTGGGTATCCCATTATCAATTCGCAGTGTTCCGCAGTTACTAAGCTGTCCAATGTGATCGCCATCCAGTGATTCAAATTTATATCTCCTATTGGTGAAGGTTTCTTGTGTGTCTCTAATTTCATCTTTCCTCTGAATGCTCCATCTGAAGCTCTTGGCGTGGGCACATATCCATATTCGTTCCCTTTTATGCCAAGCTCCAATGGCACAAGCTGGAATACGAAATATTTCCGAAAAATAGCCCTCATCTTCCAAACTAAGTAGTATCTTCTCAAGTGTTCTGCCATTGTCCAAGTTTGTAATACCATTAACATTTTCGCCAACAATAAATTGGGGCTGTGTTTCTCTAATAACTCTAAGCATTTCTCCCCAGAGGAAACGGTTATCCTTTTCACCCTTCCTTTGTCCTGCCATGCTAAATGGCTGACAGGGAAATCCACCGGAAAGAATTCCAATGTTTCCTCGGTATTGTGTTCCATCAAATTCTCGTATGTCTCGGTATCGTTTTGCATTAGGGAAATTCTTTTCTAAAACCTTTTGTGCAAATTCATCAATCTCAACTTGAAAAACATTTTCCCATCCTATCCATTGTGCCGCAAGATCAAAGCCACCAATACCAGAAAAAAGACTGCCGTGCCGCCTAACCAAGTGCTCAAGTGGATGCTTAGAGCTTTCTTCGTTATTCCGTATTGGTTGTATTTTCTTAGATTCGGCATTTGTCATTATTCAACTTTCTACATGCACCACTTAGCACCACCGTTAGGCGGACAAAAATTTCATACACTCGACAGCTATTGCTAATCGTATATGATAATCGTCCGTCTGTAGCAATGTTTTTGGGTCGGTTACTTTCCATAACACTTTTCTGATAATAAATTGCGGCGCTCGAAGGCATCTGTATTTTCGGTATAGGTTGAAGAATAATTTTTGCCGCCTAACAAGCAACTCAACCTGACCAAATGAGCATACTACAAATTTCCGTATCTTTGATATGTCTATTAGCATCGGTATTATTCCTTATTCAAATTTTGTGTATGGCAGCTTAGTTGCCATCCGTTAGCCCGACAACTTGCTTAACATCTCTCTTGCCTCTGAATTTGCTATGAATAATTCGGTGCAAGCCAATTGCATTCCTATTTCTTTGTCGTCTAATAACTTTTGGGCTTTTTCAAAACTATCCCGTAAGTGTGTAATCACAGATGCAAGTTGCTGGCTAACACGTTGCTCAAGCTGAACTTGCCCGCCCAAGTTTTGTTTATTTCTAAACCAATTAAAAATCCCATCAGGGTATTGGTTTCTAATTACACCTGCGTCGTTATCTACAAACTCTTTCACAAATTCATCAAACAACTCTTTATTAAAATCCATATCTATCTCCTTTTGTTATGGCAAGTCAGCTTAGCAACAAATCGTTAGTTGGACGTTGCCCTTATGGTGTCGGGTAACTGTAATGTTACGCTACCTGTCGCATATACTTGTCCATCTGCGGCTATCAATGTCCACTCTCTATGCCCGTTCCAGTATTCTCCCGAGTATTT